ATGGCACTATCACACGAACAACTGAACGCTTTTGAAAATTTAAAATGGGCGCGGGAATATGAAGCCCCGTTGTCTAACAGGGGCTTCATCAAATACAAACCGGAGCTGAAAACGCTAAGGGATGTGCCGGAAATCGAACCTGTCGAAGGCGATTTCACTTTTTTGGCGAAAGGAATCGACAGTCTTCAAGAATGTTTTAACGTTCGGTTGAACGCCTCTGTCATAGAACAGTTTGAAAAAGCCAAGAAACAAGCCGTTGAAGACGGGCACGAAATCAGTTTGGAATGGAATTTGCCTTTTTGGGGCGACTTCCAAATGTGCAAAGGGACACCGAAAACAGGCGGCGTCAAATACTTTTTGCTGAACAGCAAAATCGAAATTTTAATTTCAAACACATCCGACATTTGGGGCGTTTCCGTTCGCTATTTGTCTTCCGCTCTTTGGCAGTACGGGTATGAGCTTATGCGGTTGCAAGTTCACACTTTAATCAAGGAATTAAGCTGTTACGTTCCCGAAGATTATCACCGCTTGAGCCGTATCGACGTTTGCGTCGATTTTATGGGAAAAAATCTCAATCAAATCTTGAAACCGTCCATTCTGGAAGGCGTTGTTGTCCCTGCCCGTTCGCGAATCGGCGAAGGCGAAGGATTGAGCTATTACGTCAAATCGGGAACTTTATCGACTTTGACAATCGGAAGCAAAAGCAGTTTAGAGCTTCAAATCTATGACAAAGCGCGTGAAATCAGTGAAAAAAGCAAAAAGGAATTTATGTTCGACATTTGGTCGAAATCTGTTCCCGAATTGAAAAATAATTCCGTCAAAAAAGGAATTTACCGCTTTGAGATGCGTTTTTCAGCGGCTTATTTGAGAAATCGCGGCATCCGAACTTTTGACGATTTTCTTTGCTATGAAAAAGAACTGGAATCCGAAGCCATGTACCGACGGCGGATTTGCGTGCCTTCGGCTACGGACAGAAACCGCAGTCGTTGGGCGTATCACCCGCTTTATGTTTTTTTGCGCCGCTGTTTTTGCGCAAACCGCTTCAGTTTGCCGATAGGACGCGTTGTCGTCGGCTACCGGCAAGACTTGCTGGAACGCGGATACAAGCAAATCGCCGGATCGTTCAGATCGCTTTCCGTTCTGAAAAATCACGGGATTTTCAACGAACACGACCTTGGAAAATTCGTCAAGCTTGTTTGGTCGGAACTGTTTCGGGACAAAAAGCATTTGGAAAAAATCGACAGAGCGCGGGAGCGGTACAAGTTTGTCGATGCCGCTTAAAGAAAGGAGAAACAAATGAACTTAACAGAAACGGTATTGGCAAGCATGCATATGGAAGACGTGACGACGGCGATATTGCTGGCGGCAAGTTGTATTTTAACGGTTTTGCTGGTTATCAAAGGCTGGCGATTGATTGCGGGGATGTTTGAATTGCGGGCTAAGGACAAGCAAATAAGGGCAAAAGACAAGGAAATAGCGTCTTTGAAAGCGGAGATTTCGCGGCGGGACGCTATACGAAACAAGTATTTGTGACCCAAAAAGAATCCCCGCATGTTGGAAGGTCCTCGGGCATGGGAACGGGAGAGAGAGGACGGGAAAAAATGGAAAGTAGAGAAAAGGAAGAAAGAAGATGAGTGAAAACGGGATGACGCGGACGAAGCGGATATTGGTGACGGGCGTGGACGTATTTGACTTTGTGGACAAAGGAACCGGGGAAAAAGTGTTCGGGCGGAAACTGAACTACTTGGAAGCGCGACCGCAGGGTGACAAAGGCAACGGGTTTGTGAGCGTGGAAACGTCGTTTATGAACGAAAAGGCGCAAATGGTTGCGGGAGTGACGCCGGGGTATTACGACGCAAAAATCGAATACGTCGAGGGCAAAGGCAACAAGCTGTACGGGCGGATTGCCGATTTGCGAAAAGTGGCGGACTTCAAGGCGGAGCTGTAAGCGATGCAGCGGGTGTTGACGTGTGTCGAAGGACTGTCGGACGAATTGGGAATATGCCCGGAGGGACAAGGGATAAAGCTTGTCGAGGGGTATATTTATTCGAGCGATCCGACGACCTTTGACGCGTCGACGGCTGCGGAGTTTTTCGCGGCGGGGTTCGGACCGGTTCTGTGCTGTTATCTGATAGCGGCGGGCGCGGGGGCAATGATACGGCTGTTCAAGGCGGAGATAAAGGAATGACGCCTGAGCAAAAAGAAAAAGTTTCCGCTGAAAGAAGCGGGAAGCGGACCGGACGCGGATCCGGGGAAAAACAAACAAAGGAAAAGAGAAATGGTTAAATTGGAAAATCTGAAAAACAAACTGGCGATGACGGCGGTAGCGGCATCGACGTTCATGGCGGGCGCGGCGCACGCGGAAGACGCGGCGGGTTCGACGACCGCAACGACCTTGACCGACATGGTTAAAACGATTGACGTGTCGGACGCGAAAGGCGGCATCATGGGGGCGGCGGCTGTAATTATCGGTCTGCTGGTTCTGATTATGGGTGTCCGTAAAGTGTTCAGCATGTTCCGCGGTTAAGGCGAGGGGGACGGGTGCACACGTCCCGCTTGTCCAAAGTGCGCGGCGGCGGGAGCGGCGCGCGCGTTGGACAAGCGGAAAGGGGCAACGGCATGCTGGTTGAATGGTGGTATTTGTGTTTTTTTGCATTGGGCATCTGCTGCGGATGGGCGGCGGTGAAAGGCTTGGATGCGTAAAGTCGTTGCCGTTTTTGTCATTGTCTGCCTGCTGACATCGAGCGCATGGGCGTCGTTCCAAGCGGCTGCGGTTCGTCAAATCGTGTCGCGCGGGGTAACCAAAATCTGCGCGCCGATACCCGCGAACGACAATCGGTGTTTGCGGCTGGTGACGGGGTCGAGCACGGTTCTTTCGACGGCGGCGACAGCGGCAACGGCGGTGTTCGGCGGTCCGGTGTCATGGCTGTATCTGCTGGCGGGATACCTGATAACGGACGTTGCGGGGAATTACCTGCTGAAGCTTGGGGAAAAAATCAAGATTTGGCTGACCAAGGACGACAGCGGGGAAATCATCGTCGCAACGGAAGAAACGGAAAACGACGAAGTGCCCGTCGTCGAAACGACGACGCAAACAATCACAAACGCCGTTTATACGGTTGAAGCAGTCGCGAGTTTGCCGACGGCGGTAAAAAGCGGAAGTTTTACGAACAGTGCCGGAGTAACTGTAAAATACAGCTATGAACAAGGCGACCCGCAAACAACGGGCAAGATTACAACGGACTTTGAGGGTTCGGGTTGGGGAATTACAAAGTATGCGCAAGACGGCGTGTTTTGGACGGTCGCGGAAGCGCAAAAGTATCTGCTGGCGAAATTTTACGGCGATTCAAACTATAAAAACAACGGATACAACACGCTTAAACTGTACGACGGCGACGTGTCGGCGAAACAGTTTTACTTTACGGGCGAACTGAAGCCGTATTGGGATTATGAAAGTCAGTACGATCATACGAAAAAAGTGTTTCAAGGGTATTTGGCGGAAGTCAGATACTTGTCCAAGGACGGAACGGAAGAGCAAACGGGCTACATTCTTATTTATATGCACCGCGGCAAGCATTTGGTATACTGCGGCGACGGACAGTTTGCCTACAACTACAGCTGTACGAACCTTGCGACTGCTTTAAGCGGTTATACCGACGCGGAAACGCTGAACAGCCCGAACATCAACAAAATAGCGGCGGACAAGCTGAACGGGACAATCACAAAAACACTTAATCAGCCTTTGACGGAGTATCTGAAAGGGCTTGATTCCAAAACGCTGGAAAGCGAACTGCCCGCGCAGTTTGTCGCGGACGCGATTAACAAGCTTTATAAAGACGCGACATCCGCCGAGGGATACGACGGCTTGCCGTATGACGAAAGCAAGAAACTGACGGCGGAGGATGTGAAAAAGCTTGCGCCGAATCTGCCGACAATCGGGGACGCGCGGGAAACGATAGTCGACACGGCGAGCGGTTCGGGCGTGCGCCCCGGAACGGGATTGAAAACGGACACGTCGACGGGAAGCTTGACGGAAACGCAGACAAACCCCGACACGGACGGCGTGAAAGACCCGATAAAGAACACGTCGCCGAACGTCGACGCGGGCAAGGTCGAGGGAACGGGAAACAGCACGGGAACAGTCAAGGACGGCAACATCGACATTGACGTGAACGTCAATCTGGACTTGGGACAATACCCGGAAGCGGCGGAACCGCAGCTTGAACCCGTGGAAGCGTCGGCGATACTGCAGCCGATATTCGATTTGTTCCCCGCGCTTCAAAATTACCAAGTTCCCGACCACGAAAGCGCATGCTACCGCCCGACGTTCGAGCTGTGGGGCAAGGAATACGTTATCGAAAGCCATTGCGATTTGCTGGAACAACATCGGGATTTGTTGAAATCCGTGTGTTCGGTGATATGGGCAATCGCCGCGCTGTTCGTGTTTTTAAAGGCGTAAACAATGTACGGATTGCTGTATTCTGCGATATTTACGGGGCTGACATGGTTTTTAAAAACCGTGGTCATCAAGTTCGTGCTGTTCGCGGGATTGTATTTTGTCGTCCACGAATTTATAGCGTTCATCGTTGATAAACTGCCGACGTTTGCGGGTTTCGACGAGCTGTTCGGCGGATTGCCCGCGGGCTTGTGGTACTTTCTGGACATTATGCAGTTCTCAAACGGGTTCAGCATGGTTTTAAGCGCGTATTTGCTGCGGTTTATGGTTCGCCGCGTTCCGTTCTTGGGGTAAAGCATGGCAATATCGGTTTACACGGGACGCCCCGGATCGGGCAAAAGTTACGAAGTTGTCCGCAACGTTATCTTGCCCGCGTTTAAGGCGGGACGGCGGATTGTTACCAACATCGACGGCATCGACGAACGGGCGATTGAACGCTACCTTGAACCCGCGGGCGGCGACGTTGAAACCGTCTTGAAGTTCGGTTCGATTTTAAAGGTCAGCGACGACGACATCACGAAACCGGGATTCTTTCCGACATCCGAAACGGATACTTGGTCGATTGTCCAGCCGGGGGACTTGGTCGTCATCGACGAAGCGCAAAACTTTTATTTGCAGGGCGAAAAAGTCCAAAAGGCGGATTTTAAATACTTCCGTTATCATCGGCATTATACGACGGAAAAGGGCGTCGGGTCGGACATCGTGCTGTTGTGCCAGCGGTTTACGGATTTGCCGAAACTGATACGGGACGCGACCGACCTTGCGGTCACTATGCGCAACCTGAAATTTTTGGGAATGCGAAACCGTTATTCGGTTACGGTGCACGAGGTCGAAACGGGCATCAGGACTTATGGACCGAAGTTTTTTAAGTACGACGCGGAAATCTTCAAACTCTACAAAAGCGGGGGAATGCAGGCCTCGACGGATACGCGTCAAAATGCGTTTACGCCGTTCCGCATCGCTCTGGCGGTTGGATTTTTGACTTTTTTGCCGATAATGTTCAAAACGTTCTTCGGTCTCTTCGACACGAACAAAATCAAGCAAAAAGCAAACAAAACACCGCAAACCGTGCAGGTCCCAAGCGTTCAAGCTCCGCCGCGGAAGTTTGACAACACGTCGAAACGCTGGCGGATTCAAGGCGTGCTGAAAAGCGGAACGGAACGGTATGTCGTCCTTGTCGACAAAAACGGGGCAATGCGGTTCGAGCATCCGCAAAATTTTACAAATACGGGCTTGAAAATGACGGGATACGTCGACGGTGAAAAGGTGACCTACTTCTCGGGCGACTTTAAAGCGGAAGATAAGAAAGGCGGTCTAATGCTATGAAAAAATTGATTCTTTGCCTTGCGGTTTTGCTGATAGCCGCGCCGGCTGAAACGAACGCGCCGCTGGTCAGCTTGACATTCGACAACGTTAAGGTCGGCGCGTTTTTACGCACCGTCTATCAAGAAACTGTGGGAACGGATTATGTGCTTGAACCGGAAGTCGTCGCGGATGAACGGCTGGTCAACGTGCGGGTTTACGACTTCCGCGACAAAAAGAAGCTGGCGGCGTTTTTGTCGTCCATGGGCTATAAGGTCGAAACGAGGAACGGGGTCGATTACATCGGCAAAGCGGACAAGGTCGAGGACTTGGATTTTGTCGTGTACGCGCCGAAACATAAGTCCGTGGCACAGCTGCGGCAGGCTTTGGGCGGAATGTTCGCGGGGCAGTTTGCGGGGGACGAACGGCAGATTGTCTTTAAAGGCGCAAAGGCGGAAACGGCAAAGCTGCGGAAAATTCTCAAAACGTTCGATACAAAACCTGCCGAATTGGTCGTGCGGGGCAAAATCTACGAGGTCAGCAAAAAGACAACGGACGCAAGCAGTCTGAGCATCATCGCGGACGTGTTCAAAAACGCGGGGCTTGCCGTCAGTTCGGGCAGCCGGCTGGTCAATTTTTTGTCGTTCAAGGACAGCCACGTCAACGCTTACTTTAGCGCATTGGACAAGGACGACCGCTTTAAACTGATTAGCGAACCGAGCTTGAGGATACAGGCGAACAAAACGGCGACTTTGACGGTCGGCGCGGACGTTCCGACGCTCGGCAGCGTGACGTATCAGGACGGACAGCCCGTCCAGTCGGTCGTTTACCGCTCAAGCGGTCTGATATTCGAACTGACGCCCGAAATCTACGAAAACAGCATCACGCTGACCGTCCGGCAGGAAATGAGCAACTTCGGGGAAACCGCAAACGGCGTCAACGGCTCGCCCACTTTGACCAAGCGGGAAATCAAAACCACAATCACCGCAAACGACGGCGAAACCGTCATCCTCGGCGGTCTGAACGAAACCAAAAACACGGGTTCAAAAGCCGGCTTGTCCTTCCTCCCCGACTTCTTCGGCTCTAAATCCAACACATCAGACCAAACCGAAATCATCCTATCGCTCGAAATCAAAAAAGTGGAGTAGGGGGCAAAACAATGGAAACGATGACGAAAAACGACTTTATCCGCTGGCTGGCGGAAATAAAGGAACACGCAAAAAAGGCGCGACCGAACGAAACGGGCGTGCTGGTGCCGTTTAAGGCGGACGGCAAGAGTTATTCGGCGGCAATCAGCTTGATAGACGAGCGGCTGAAAATTTTGGACGAGAACGGAAAAGAGGTTGATTTTAGCGGGCAGGGCGGATAATATAATCCTTGCTCATATTGTAAACGAAAGTCCTGCTTCGGCAGGGCTTTTTTTTGCTTGCAATCCGTAACGAGAAATGGCATTATAATTACAGCTTTTGAAAAAAAGGCT